TGTATTGTTTTGCTAAAAGACTTCTTACATTTCCTACGCCGTATGAATAGCCCTCTGAGTTTTGCACGTTTCCAACCATATACTGCACAATACTTTGCAGGTCGGCTTTATTGTATAACTGATTAAAACTTCTTGGGTAACCACTAGACGTATAGTAATCTTTATCGTTTCTGAAGTACAAGCCCTCATCATACTTGTTAAGCAGCTCTCGTATATAACGTTTTATTTCTTTCTCTTTTCCGTTGGTAAGTTCATGCAATTTCTCGTAACTTTCTCTTTCATCAAGAACCTTAGAACCTTTATTTTTGTAGTGTTCTTTTGCCTTAATGATATAGTTATCTACTTCTCTGAAATATAGGTCGTTATCGATATTTTCTGCCAACTCTTTATACGATTTTTTCAAACTTTGCATAGTTGTATTTTCAGAAAGTTTTGTGTATTGTTCTTTCAAAACTTTTGCAACCTCAGGCTTTACATTTTCCATTACGTAATCATAATCAGCCTCTTGCTTGTTTGTTATGATAGGCTCAAACTTAGAGATAAGCATTTCTAACACAGCCTCATCTTTTGAGTTTCCAAGAGAATAATCTTTGTAAACAGGCTCAAAAGTGATACCGCTATCTTTTAAGAACTCAATTCTAACATAATTCTTATAGAATAATTTATCTACTATATTTCCGATTGTATCGTCTTTCAAGTAGTCTTCTATACTGTAAGTTTTTTCATTAAAGATTTTAGCACTTTCTGCAAACTTAGCTTGTAGTTCATCAACAGCACTATCGCTAAACTTTGTAACAGTCTTTGGAAAGCGTTTAGAATAAACGTCAGCATTATAAACCTTGTTTTTAGTGTTTGCAGGGTCAACGCTATCTTTCTTGAAGATTAAACTTATCTCTCCAAAGTTTTCGTGTCCGTAATCAGCTTTTGTTATAGCTATTGACGGAACAGCTAAGCCGCCTAGCTTAATAGAATCAAGTAACTTTGTTTCTGTGGTGTTGTGAATTGCCACTAAGTTTTTTATCTCAGAGTCTTTACTTAAAGCATAACGAATATCGTTGTCAAGTGTTGGACGCTTATTGTTTATTTGCTTTATTTGTCTTGAGCTAAACGCAACATACTCGTTAAGAGATTTTTGCATTGCTCCATAATCAACGCCGTCCCTAATATTCTTGAAGATAACACCGTCATAACCTTTCTTTTTAGCCCACGCCGCCCACTCATACGTATCTTGCGTAATTCCGTTGTGAGTTATTGAGCTATAATTTGCGTTGTTACACTCAATAATTAGAGGGTTTTTAATATTAAGATAGACTTCATAAACAGTACTTCCATAGCCGCCTGCATTGTCGTATTCATCAGCAAAGAAAAAGCCTGTTGTATCTTCATTTGGCTTAAATACAGTAAACGTCTTGTATTCCGTGTCATACCAATTATATTTACTGTTCCAAACGCTCGTTTCTTCTCTACTATTTGTTCCGTGATAAACAGGTAAAAGTTGTCCTTTATCATCAACGACCTTGCTGTCCTTAAAGTATTCACGCTGTGCAGCTGTTAAAGTGTTGCCTTTTGAGTCTGTTTCAGGTAAAGCATAACGCAAATTGTCTAAATTGCCTTTTTTTGCTAAAAGTTTTCTGTATTTTTCAACAACTACGTCCCTTTTAGCGTCAATATCAAGACCAAAATCAATTCTTTCTCCACCTGCAAAAAACTCTGCAAGAAATTCGCTTTCTTTTAAGCCAAACTCTGTCAGTTCCCAATCTTTAGCAACAGATTCTACCACATTTTTATAATCATTGCCGAAAATTTGCTTTACTTCAGCCTTAAACGCCTTGAATATATCAGGGTATTTTCTTTCAACATTGTGCAATCTTTCGTGATTGTTAGTGTTAGTAATATCTTCTGCAGTTAATCTTACATATATTGTGTCATAGCTAGGAGAATATAAGCCAAGAACATTATCAAAATTGATACTATCTCCGCTTACATTAAAACCACTTGTAGTGAATTTTGTCTTAAAGCCTATCTTCTCATTTTCGGCTCTAATCTCTTTCAAAACAGGTAAAAGTGCGTCTTCTTTTACTTCTATGTAAGAAATAAAGTTTTTAACGCCTATATTATCTATTTTTACTTGTGTATGACCGCCCTCTTTTAAGATTTTTAAGTATTCCAATCTGTCGGCTGGGTCTTCCAACCTTGCTTTTTTGCTATCTCTTGAAAAATCTCTAAGGGAGCTGACTTGATTTGTCCGTTGTTGTCCTTGTATGTTACCCAAACTGCGTCTTTCGCTGTCTGTTTGGTTTGTTTTTGAGGTTTCTTTTCCATAATCTACGGCTCCTTTTTGACTATTATAGCTATTTTTGTCATCATTTGCAAGAGCAAAGGCTTTCGAATCAGCAATTTGTGCTTGATTTTCTAAAAGATTGCCCTGTTGGTTGCGTGCAGCAAACTCATCAAAGAGTTTTTTGTACTGATTATAGAGCTTTTTAGCTGCTCCTGTAAGTTTTGCGTCTTCGCTGTAATCTATTGTTGATTTTTTGAAGAAACTTAGTATTTTTTCCTTAACAGTTGGCTTGTCCGCCACCAATCTTTCAAGAATATTTTTATTAGCTAGTGTTTGTTCTGCAAAATGTGCGTTAATTTCGTCAGAAACCTCCACAGCTCCGCCTTTACCGATTTTCTTATATCTTTTACGTATCGCCTCTTTCTCGGCGTTAGACATTGATTTTAAGCCCTCAGCGACTGTTAAAACACCATTGTTGTTATAAACGGCGTGAGTAAGCTCGTGAATAAGTATCATCTCTCCCGTTCTTGTCTTAGCCTCAGGGTTGATAATAATTCTGTTATTTTTCAAATCAATAGCTCCGTCAGCATAAGTGCCGCTAGCTGTAACAAAGGACGCCTCTTTACTAAATACAACGTTAAGTCCTGAACGTGCAGAAACTCTTGCTGTAGAAAGAAGAAAATCATCAGCTATGCCTGCTGCTCTACCTTGTCTGATAATAGCTCTTATCATACTTTTGTTAGATTCATTAAGCTTAGCATAATCTTTTATATTTTCTCTTGCGTAAGAGTCAATCTCGCTAGCTTGTTTTGCTAGCTCAGATTGTTTTTCAAGCTCTTTTGTTATGGCTCCTGCAGCCTCTTGCTGTTGAGAGTTGATTTCTCTAAGTATTTTATTTACTTCTGCCTTTGTTAATGTTTTTGTTAAGCGTCCGCTTTCGTAATCATAAATACGATAAGTGTCGCCATTTTTTATAACAGCAATATCGGTGCCGTTCTTGGTATATCTAACAGCTCCGTCTTCCTTGATATTTATAAGCTTAGGTATAGAGGTGGCGGTTGTAGGGTCAATATTTTGAACGTCTTTTACAATTAAACGCTCTTTCCTGTAAGTTTCAACGCCTCCATTGTTTACAAAGTCAATAATCTTGTTATTAAACTCATCACTTGTAATACCTTGCCAATTATCAATACCTAGCTGCTCTCCAACGGCTTTAAGTTCAGAATCTGTTGCTGTTTCGATAAATCTATTAAGGTCAACCTGTGAGGCAAGCTGTTGTCCCATTAAAGTAGCTTGCTTAAACTTAGCAGAATCAAGAGAAAGCTGTCCTGTTGCGTCAGCTACTGCCAACGTTCTTAGCACAGCGTTTTCTTTTAGTGCTGTAACAAAGCTTTGAGGGTTGTTCGTGTCTATTCCCTCCATAATTTGTTCTGCAGTAAAAGTAACAGCTTTACCGTTTGCGTCAGTGTAGCCATAGCTAGAAAGCTTTTGAGCTATAACTTCAGCATTATTTACGATATTACGTGCACTTTGAGCAACAAAAGGAGTAAAGGCGGCGGAGGTATTAGCTTGTTCAAGCACCCCTAGCAACATTTTTTGTCTTAAAGTTGTTACTTCTCCGCCTGTTTTTTGTAAACTTGTCTGCAATTCAGAAAGAGTGTTCTTTACAACTTGAAATTGCTCGTAGCCTGTGTTGTTTTCTGTTTCATATTCACTAAGCTGTTGAGCCATATTCAAAACGTTGTTAGCTTTACCCTCATTAGCTATTGTGTTTCCTCTTGAAGTGCTAGCTATATTCCTTACAGAAACGTCAAAGCCGCCCATAAGAGCACCACTTAGACCACCTATAAGAGCTGCATAGCCAACTTCCTGAGCCGTTGCATTTTTAGCATTAGGGTCATAAGTAAGACGTTTCCATACAGGAGTTATCATTTCTGCAACTCCCTCCTCAAACGCCTCTCCGATAAAGCCTTTAATCATAGCTTTGCCAAGTGTTTGACGTGTAGCACTTTCCGCTACCTCTTTGCCAAACGATTTACTTATACCTTTAACAACTTGACCTGTACCTACGCCAATTCCTGCAGATACGCCCTCGATTGCTCCCTCAGTTACACCAACTAAGGCACCGTAACCGAACTCTTTACCTCCAAGCTCTCCTGTTTGGTCGTAAGCCTCTTTTGTGGCTCTACCTGCTGCACCTAAGCCTGCAATACTAGCAGAAATCAAACCTGCTGCAACAGGACTAAGCGTACCTCCTGAGAAATACGCTATTGCACCTGCTGCTGCAACACCTGCAATAGCAGGCAAGCTTGTGCCAATACCACCTGCAACGTCGCCTGCTGTCTTCCAACCGTCGCTAGGGTTAAACCACTCGTCAGCGTGATTGTAATTTACCCAATCATTAGCAAATTGTTGCTCAGCCCAATCATCAGCACCAAATAGCTTAGCCAAACCACCTGCAGCGTAGTCCCATATTCCCTCAATACCACTTAGAAAACCTAAGCCTATCTTTTCGAAAACGTAACCTATACCGCCGAAAAAGCCACCTTGATTTTTGGCTCTTTCTTCCTCAGCTATCATATTGTCAGTTTTTTCGCCTGCAACAAGTTTTGAAAGAGTTGACGCTGAACTTTCTGTATTTAATACTGAATTATTTTTATTTTGTGCACCTTTTGCTGCCAATATTGAAATATTTGACATAAAAAGCCTCCTTATTATTGATTCATATAAGCCTTAACAGCGTCGCTTACCTTGCTGCTATCATTGCCCATTTCGTACCACCTTGCCTTAGCATTGATACCAAACGCACCATATTTTTTATAAATGTACATTTTGCCGCAAACAACAACAATCGTTCCAACAGACGGAGCCGTTCCACTATTTCCTGTAGCCACTTCATTAAGCAAACTCTTAGTGCTGTCTTTCTCAACTCTACTACCTGAAACAAGGTCATAAGTAACACCGTTAATTTTGACGTCAATATCGTCTGTCTTGTCAAGAGCCGTACTTAAACCGCTAACTTTATATTGAGAGCTGTCAAGTTTCTTTGTGGTGTTTTTCTTCATCTTGCTTAGCAAGTTGTCATACTGAGATTGAGATAGCTTTCCGCTATTCTTGTATTCATCAAGAGTCTTCTTAACAGATTGATAATCGTCAACATTTGAAACGCCGCCAACTGCACTATTAACATAATCGTTATAAACGCTCTGATATTGTTCCTGAGTAATTTTCCCCTCAGAATAATACTTGTCTGCATTATCAATGCTTGCTTGAATAGCTGTACTATCTCCGTTTGTAACATTTTGTTTAATTTCGTCTGTAAGTTTCGTGTTAAGTTGATTTTTAAGGTCGTTGTATTGTTCCTGTGTAATCAAGTCCATTTTAAGCATATTGTCTAAGTAGCTAGCGTCAAGGTCTGCACCGTAGTTTGTGATATTGTCCAACGCCTCAGCATAATTTTGCTTATAAGTATTGTCCTTATAAGTAAGAGCTGCGTCATCAAGACTTTTAAGCTGTTCTTCGCTAAGCCCATATTGAGCACCAAGTTGAGCAAGTTGTTCTTGTGTGTAAGAGCCATTATTTGCATAGCTAAGCAATTCAGCGTAGTATGCTTTTCTCTCAGCCTCTTCCTGTTCAGCCTTAGCTTTTGCCTCTTCTTCTTTTTGAGTTCTATATTGAGCAATAGCTGCGTCATTGTTAGCCATATTTTCAGCATAAGTCAATTCAGCATTAAGCTTATCTGAGTTAGCTTGCTGTTCTGCTGCTAACTTGTTTTGGTCTGCCACGTATTGAGCGTTTTGTTTAGCTGTTTCTGCATTAGCATTTGCAGCTTGTTGTTCTGCTCTTTGTGTAGCATAAGCTTGTGCGTTGATATAATCGCCATAACCACTACCTGTTAAGCCCATATCAGCCATTTGCTCTGCATTAGCTCCGTAAGTAGCCTTGTTTTGTTCGTAAGCAGAACGTGAGTCAGCAACTTCTCTTTCTCTTGCAACTTCAGCTTGTCTTTGAGCCTCCAAACGTTGTAACTCTGCTTGGTCTATTGCATTTTGCTTTTGCTCCTCAATAGATTGTTTTGTTTTGTCTAGGGTTTCTTGATAACCCTCGCCTCTCTTTCTCAAAAACTCTTCGTATGAGTCAATAGGTTCTGTTTGAACTTGACTTGTTGGAGTAGTAGCCGCCACCTGTTCTTGATTTGTATTAGCTGCGTAAGTTGTAGCTTGTGCAGTAGGCTGTACATTATTTTGAGTTGGAGTTGTTTGAGAATATTCAGCATAGCTTGCAACGTTGCTATTAGAACTATTAAGCGTCTGAGCTGTTGTTTGAGGCTGTGCAACTGTTTCAGGTATCTTATAGCCGTAATAATCAGCAGCTTTACGCACCATTGCTTGTGATTCTGCGTCTGTTTGTCTAGCATATTGATTTTGCCACCAAGTAGCGTCGTGTCCTCCATAAAGAGCATTGCTATTACCTTGATAGCTTGTATCAACTGTTGTTGGAGTTATAGCTTGTGTTGGCTGTACTTTTACATTGCTAGTTCCTAGATTAGCAGAATAAGTTGTGTTTACTTTATTAGCCATTGTTTATTCCTCCATTGATTTTTGATAATAGGTATTGCTCATAGTCTTGCCTGTTCTTAACTTCTCCCTGTAAGCCTTGAATTTGGGCTTGATATTGAGCAATCTCTTGTTGTCTTGCTATTTCTTCTTTGATACGTTCCACGTTATCGTGAGCCCACGGATAATGTGCTTTTTCCATATTCTGCCAGAAGATAAGCTGAGTTTGAGGCAATTTAGGGTCGCCATAAGCTCCTTGTTGGAAGTTAGCCCTATTCTCTTGCCATAAAAGCTCTCTTGACTTTTCTACGTCGATTGTAGCGTCTGTTGAAAATAAATACTCGTCGTTATAGTAGTATTCCCCTGCCTCATCTCTTTCGATAAAATCATATCTGTTGAAATAAATGTTTTGACGTCTTCCCTGAGCGTCTTTATATGTTACAGGTCTAGGTTCATCAGCATAAGCTAAATAATATTGGAATATAATTTGGTCGATTTCTGCATAAGCTGCATTTTTCATCTTACGCTTACTATCTAAACGTCCTGCAGATTGTTGAACTTGTATTTGCTTAGCTTTACCACTCTGAGCACTTGCGTCGTATTGACCTTGATAACTATCAGAAATACCTAAAATACGCTTTGCCTGGTCGTACAATCTGTCTGATTGAACAATATCTCTTGAAATATCTACTTGTAAATCAAGTCTGCCAAATAGCTTTTGGTTTCCTTGATTACACTTAAACACTTTCTTGAAGATACTATTATCAAGCTCTAAGTTAGAACCCTCAGGCACGATTGGGTAAACGCCGCCACCGAAAAGCTTTTCTCCGATACGACTTTCAACCTTGTTTATAGCTTGCTGTTGAGGTCTTATTGCCTCACAGTCTGATTGACCTAACAAACTATCTTCTTCAGATATATTCTTTCTGATAACAATAGGAAGAATATTTGGCGTGTAGAACGGTAACTTTGTAGGTTCAAGCTTAGGAACTTCAACATCTATCATTACAGGCAACATAACGCCGTTTATGTCTTCAAGAGCAACCTCTCCATTTTCAAGAATAGCCTGTTGTTTTTGTGTTTCTGTAACAACTTGACCGTCTTTAATAATGGTGCTCATTGCAGGAATAACGCCGCCGTCTGAGAGAACTATATCTCTGTCAACCTCTTCGTATTCTTCGTTCTGAAGTTCATACTTAGCGTGTTCGCAAGTACAGATTTCTTTACGCTTGCCGCAACGCTTACATACATAACGTTTACGTGCATAATAGTCCTCTATATCTAAAAGCTCTGTATCGGCAGACCAAATATACTGACAAACCTTGTCTTTATCGTTCTTGTAATAACAGATATACAGGGTTGCTGTTTTATCGTCAGCACTTTCGTCTGATTCGGTTTCGTCCGCCACCTCAGGACGTACACCATATTTTCTTACTATCTCGTCTTTTGTTGTTTCAAACTGAATAAAGCAGTACTCCATATCTTTAACTTCAAAGATATTTGGTTGTCCTGTAAACTTAGGAGGGCTAACGCAAGTTAGTTTTATATCTCCCACAGTATTATGAGTGGTAATTGAGTTGTCCCACTCTACAAGCCAAACAGAGCCGCCATAGACAGGGTTAAAACGCTCATCAATATCGTTAAGCTTTTCAAAAGGAAGCTCATCACGTTTGTTTGATAAAAGCGTTTCAATACTCTTAGCGTTTCTTTCGTTCTTTTCGCTGTACATTTTAGCTGTAACAGCAGGGCTTGGTAAATAGCTTGTAACTTGGCTTTCTACAAGCTCGTATGTTATGTTACGAACCTGTGTAGCCTCAGTATCAGAGCCGTCAATTTTCTTATCGCCCTTATATTGTTTAAGGTGTTGGTCTAATTTCTCATACATTTCATCTGAGAACGTTCTAGCCTCATTGTAAAGGTCTTGGAAAAAAGCCAACTTAGTTCTTCCTTGTAAATCTATTTTCATAATTCAGGTTCTCCATATCTTTTAATTATTGCTTGCCTTTCTTCCTCAGTCTGAGCATTGTAGTAGTCCTCAAGTTGGTCTGCACGGTAACGTACTTTTCTGCTCTTCTTAGGTTCAGGCGGTTGTGTCCAATAAATAGCAAAGTATCTTAAAGCGTCAGGAGCGTGTGTTAATTCGTGTGGTTCCTTTGCACAATCATTAGCGTTTTTCTCATCAATCAATAACTGAGGTAGAGTCCTGATTAAGTTAGGACAATTTCTAAATATCTTAATTTTTGAATATTTAGTGCCGTCAGGAGCTGTCAGTATCTTCATAAGCTCTTTAACAGCCTGCCAACCACTCTCTCTATCATTGTTAGACTTAACAAGCTCTACGCCGTTCTCTGCAAAGATTAAAGCTCTACTCTTTCCTGTTTCCTGACTTCTATTCCATAAATCAGGAGGAGCAAGCCTTAAACGAGGGCTGTACCACTCGCTAACATTTCCGTCTTCATCTTCTTTAAGCTCTGCGACTTTTATCTTACCTGCAGCGTCAGAAATAATAACGCCACTTTCGTATATTTCGTGGAACACATAGACGTTCTTTTCACTATCGATTGCAACCTTGTAATGAGCAAACATATCAAGACCATAGTCCATAGTGTTATAAATCGTCCAATCTTCAGGAATCTTAAATGGTTCGCAAGTGTGAACACTATAATCAAACTCAGAGAAAAAGCTGCCACCCAAGTTACTTAGTGCCTCTTCAGCTGTACGTGGGTATTCTTGCTTAACCTTGACTCCTAAATCTTTTGCAGTACTTTCGTACCACTCTTGCGTTCTACGAGGGTCAGAGAACACAGAGAGAAATATCTTATGAAAAGCATTATCTTCAAGCCAAAGGTTCTCAAATAGAGTACCTTTTTTAATTGTAGATAAGCCGATAACCTTACCACCTGTTGGACGGTTGATTGTTGGGTATGCTGAAGTCCATATCTCCTCAGCATATTCCTGAAACGCCCACTCGTCTAGCAGTAATATGTTTCCTGTAAACGAACGACCTGCGGCAGGAGAGGCAGGAAAAGCTTTGAAAGTAGATACTAGCTTACCTTTACTATCTGTAATCAGAATAGAGGTAGCTGTTGACCTCCAAACTAAGCCGCCACCTTTTAATATTTCAGGCATATTGTCAAGTATGACACTCATACGCCTTACTAGCTCTTTTGCGTCGTCCTCTGTCTTAGACAAAGCTACGACTGTGTGTCCGAGATTAAATATCAAGTCGTGTGTGCAGAAGTATAAGGCAATCCACGTAATACCCATTTGTCTAGCTTTAAGTATTAAGTTAAGCCTAAACTTCTCAAAATCTCGTAATGTTTGATTCTGTGCGTCCCAAGCTCTAAAAGGAACAATAATCTCAGGAGAGTCTTTATCTTCAATAACACAATAGTTGTTCGCCCAATATACAACGTCATTACGGCAGTATTCAAACTCTGCTTGTAATATCTCTTGTATATATTCCGTGTAGTTGGTGGCGGAGCTACTTGTCTTTTTCGACACCTTTCAACCTCTTTTCTACACGCTCGATTAAAGCTCTTGTCTTGTCGTCTATTGCCTCTCCTTTTACGTTTGTGTCAATCTCTTGTTTATCTTTCTGATTGTGATTGTTTACAGCCTCAAACTTTGCATATACAGGGTTATACATACCTGTAACAGCCATTGACGTTAGCTTGCCTAGTTGAATTTCTTTCGCACGTGCGTAATAGAAAGCAAAACGGGGACTTTCATCACACCAATTTCTAAGAGTTCTAGTTGTTACGCCTATGCTAGCTGCAAATAATTCAAACGTTGGGTATTCCTCAGGAAGTACAATAGGTATTTTGCAAGTCAATTCGCCTTTGTGATACATTTCTTTATAAACAATCTTTGTTGCAGGCTTGTTAAAAAACTCTATAAGCATATCGCAGTACTCTTCTTTATACTTACACGCAGCCTGATTGTCTTTTTTGAAACGAGTTTCTTTTCCTATTGTGTTGCCTTTTTGAAACTGACCTTTTTTAGTTCCTTTTGTTTTAGATTCTTTTTCTTGACTCATTTTGTTACTCTCCTCTTGAAAACAAAATAAGCCCATTTACTCCGTCTTGGAATAAAAGGGCTCTAACCTCATTGGGTATTTGGCACATTATCTATTATTTATCTTATCACATACTTTGGGTTGTTTTGTCGCCATTTATTATGAGATAAGCTTGATTGTGTCTTATATACTTTAATTTATTTATATACTTACTCTACTTAAAAATAATTTAATATAATATATATATTTAATATTATAATAGAGCGAGTTCCTTAGCTATATCGTAAATCAACTTTCTTCTTCGTCTGTAATATGCGTTTTTAGAAATCAGAGTTGAGGCGGCGGAAAACTGAAAGCCACGCTTTTTATTTATATCGCTGAGCATATCTTTTCTCAGTCCTACCTCAATAGCTGCAAGGGCTTTATCAACCGCATTGTTTAGTTCAATATAACGAGTTAGTACAGCTCCTGTAACGTTGCTAAACTTAATAGCACGTTCTCTACGGTCATAATCTACACAAACAGATTTCACAATTTCTACTACGCCTGTTGGTATCTCGTACTTGAAATAAAGTTTTTGCCTAGCCATTATAGCTCCTCCTATCTATTGAGGCTTACTCTTTGCCTCTTGCTTTTCTTTATCTTGCGTACGTAAGCTGTTATACTCTTCCACCCACTCAATAGGTACTTCCATACCACATTGTAAGCGTCTAGCAATAGCTTTCGCTATATCGAGTGCACGTTCTTCGTCGTGTACATATTTTGGTTTTAGTCCTAGTGGAGGTATCTTTGCACGTGAGATATTTATCTGAATAAGACTATCTTCGAACGTTCTGAAGTGCAAAGGTCTTGACGTTTTTCCACTTGGAGATTGTCTAAATGTGCATAACCTACACAGAGGCGAGCCCTGATTGAAACAGTCTTCGCACTTATATTCTCTTTCTTCTTGCATTAGTTGTACTCCCACTCTTCTTAACAGGTTTTTGCTCTTCTGATTGTTGTTTCTTTAACTCTCTATCTTTTGCAATAACGTAAATTAAGAAAGCAGCTGCAAGAATAGCCGCACCGCCAAGCACTAAGCCTAAGCACAAAGCTATCATCTTATCAGCAGCAAGTGCGATAACTCCACAAACAAAGCTCACGCACACAATTAAGATATAAATACAAACATTTTTAATTGTCATAACGATTCTCCTTTTCTGAGGCAAGATTCATAAACTTTCTCATCTTTTCAAAATCAACAATCTTTTCAGCCTCTTTGATTGTTTCGAAAGTTTTATCTGTTATTTGCTTTTCTGTTTTTTTAAGCTGATAGCCGATAGGTGCAACCTGTGAATTTCTTACAAAAGCAAACATTAGTAGTTTTAGACGTTTTACAACTTCCTCGTGGCATTTGGTGCACATTACGTCGCCCTCCGCCACCTCTTGACAGTTAATACAGGTCTTAGCTTGATTAGCTGCAAGCTGCCTGTTGGCAGCTATTGCAAGCTTATATTCAGACTTGTATGTTTTTAGCTCGATTTTGGTCTGTTTTAGCTCATCTTCAAGCTGTTTGATATATTCTTTATCACTCTTAGCCATAACACCTCCTAGCTAGCTTTAAGCTCTAAGGCAGCTCTTGAAATAAACTCGCCATTAGTCATATAAAGAACTTTTGATTTAGATATAGCGTGTCTGATTGCACGTTCTACCTTGCTAGCTGTTTCATTAAGAGTTTTTGCTACGTCAGGGTAAAGTCTTTTAGTAATACTATTTTTATATGTTCTGTCTTTCTGAACTAGCTTAATTGCCTCTACAAGGCAGTCAAAGCCCTTGTATTGAGCTCTTATTCCTTTATTTATCAAGTAATTCTCTATCTTTGTCATCTTGATTCTCCTCTTTATTTTTCTTTTTTCTTTTAATTAGGTCAGCTAGCTTTTTTAAGCCGTACGCTAACCCTATTTGGAGCGGTATTGCAGGAGTTAATGGAGCAACCCAAAAACCTATGTAAACCGTACAGATTGTCCAATACCAACCATTTACGAGTATTCCTAGCACCGCACCAACAATACACGGCGTCCAAAATATAACTTCAGCTATGATAAACCACAAAAGCATTTGTTTATTCAGAATCTCACGCTTTAACCATTGCCAAAACTTCTGCAGTCGTTGTTTCATACAGCCTCCACACTTACTTTTACCTTTGCAATTTTGCAATATTTTAGCTCTTGTTTTACCTCTTCAGGAATAGCGTCAAAAACCTCTTTTATTTCGCTCTTAAATACAGTTTTGATAACGTATGGAGATAAAACGCTTAAATACCAACAGCCTATGTTTTGACTATTTGTTCCAAGAAACACTTTTTTACTTCGTCCTCTTCGTTTAGGTTCAGCGATTATTACAAAACACTCTTCGTTCATAGTTGCTCCTTTTTATTAAACTTCTGAAAATCGCTTTTTAAGGAGTTTAATAAACAATATGGTTCAAGATGAAATTCGCAATTTGAGCAAGGGTAAACTCCGTCAAGTCTTCTACAATTTTTTTGCTGATATTTCTCAATTCCTTTTAACATATCTTCATAAAAAGAATTGCTTACTTTTGAAAAAATAGGTTTTCTAAATATTCTTTTCTTGCTCATTGCTATACTCCTTTAATAAGTTATCTAAAATATTGTTTATGCTCTCTAAATATATACAAATGTCGCCTGTTTGAGATATTTGACAAGTTGTTCCGTCAACCATTTTCTCTTTAATCTTCTTCACAATAATTTTTGGCTGTTCTGCTAGTTGCTTTTTTAGCAAGTCTTTGCCTGCTGCACTGTCTTGAATAAGTGCTTTTATTGTATCGTCTTTCTCTTCTATTTGTTTCTCCTGACCTTTTATGTAGGCATAAGCTGTTTGTAAATCACAATCAATAGTAGCAAGCCCATTAAGACAATCAACTATCTCCTGAGTTGTTAGCTCGTGTTCTCCGCCTAAGGCATAGCTTTGAATAATCTTGTCATTAACACACTTAAACTCGTGTATGATTCTATCTTTCGCCTGTTCTAGGTCTGTACTCTTGATTAAGTCATTTGGTAGATTCATCTTTCCCCTCCTGCTCCTCTTTTTCTATAAGTTCAAACATAATTTTAAGAGCCTCGACAAACGCAATCTCTTCTTTTATGTTAAGGTTTTTCTTCTCAACGTCTTCATAGACAACAAATATTCCACCGCCGCCACACTTCCTATTTGTATTGCAACCATACACAACAGCTTTAAGTGCAAGCAGCTCTTTATCTGTCAGCTTATTCTTTGACGCAAGCTGAGCTTTTAACTCAATGATTTCTTTTTCTTTCTGTGCGATAGTTTCGGCACACATTTCCATAAGCGTACTCATTTTTTGTCCTCCAAAAAATCAAATATAGTCATCTGATTGTTTATAAGGTCAACCTGCCACTCAACCTCTTCAAAAGTTTGTCCATACTTAAACCCTTGACTCACAATCTCTTTGTCCTGAGATAAAAGTTTTAATTCAGCCCATAGCTCAGGGTGTTGTTTTTTTAATGCAGCAAACTCAGGTATTCCTTGATTAGGACAGAACCAACAGCCACTCCTGCTTACATTGTCGTATATTGGAGATAAAAGATTATACTTTCGGCAAATATCATAAGTCATCTCTTCTGTAATTCCTAGTTCATACAAAATACTACGCTTGCCTGTTTCCTGCATTGTCTTCTTCTCGTAACGCTCTTTTTCATCTGCCGCAATTCCTACAATAGTTTCACATTTCCCAACTTTCTTAAAAAACTTATCGATTGGACGCATTTTTAGTCTGTCGTTTCCTATACACATACCGCCTATAAACCAACCACGTTTCTTACCTATTCTTTCAGGAACTTTAGACCTTTTCCCTATTCGGTGGTTAAACTCTTGAATATAGTCGCTTTTATCTCTTAAAATAATAACTTTATAGCCAAAAACATTTTCGATAATAGGAATAGCTACGCTATATACCCATTGAATATGTTTTGGGTTTTCTCCACTTATGTTTCTTTTAAGGTCAAACATTACTTCAGACATTACAACGCCGTCAACCTTGATTCCGAGTTCATAGCATTTACAGATACTAGCTGTACTATCTTTTCCTCCGCTCCAAGCGATATATCTTTTAAGTTCATCTGAGATTTGTGTCATTTGTTTACTCCTTTAAGCAAAAACACCTTGTCGGTTTTTTTATAATTCCGTTGTAGTGTATAAAGCTTTTTTCAAATATAGCGTCAGGCTTTTTACTTTCTTTATCAAGCTTGTCCATAACATACTTGAAACGGTATCTGACGCCTTGTCCTCCTACTAGGTTTTGTTCAGCAAGTTTTTTCCTGTTGCCTCCAAATAAGTCAAATAAATCTTCCATATCTTGCAAATTTCCATAGCAGACCATCTTATAATCAATGCCGTCTTTTTGGCTTAATTCCTGCAAATATTTAAGTGCAATTTTTGAGTAATATTGGTTATCTTTTCTCATAATACAACTCCGATTTCTCTAACTTTTCTTTTGCTTTTATTGTTAAATATCTACAAATACTATCAATTTCGGCTGATATATTTTTAGGGTTTGAATTTTCTGCACATTGATAAATCATTTCTGCGATTTCTTCTAGCGTCATAAAGCCTCCCTAGTCAACCGTATTCATAGCACGAACAACAAAACTTACTGTTTTAGCTAAGATGCGTAATGAGGCTATTATTGTGGCAGTTATTGAAAGCCACAAAGGCATTTCAATAAACCACGCAAACAAAATAATAATTAAACCTACAAACATACTAAACCTCCTCACAAACACGTATTGGCAAAATAAGCTGCTCGTTAAGTATTCCCTCACATTTTGACCTAACAATTACAGGTCGTGTTCTATCAGGCTTGTTTTCGATAATTGTTAGATTGTTTCTATCAAGAGTTACTGCAGCACAAGATTTTAACGCCTCACATAGATAAACAGCATTGATTGCGACTTCTCTATCGTGTTCCTTTGCGTCTTCATAAATCTTATCAACGTCAACGTAGGCGTCTTTTGGCTGTGTAAAAGAATATTTTAGCTTACCGTATTCGGTAACAACTTCCACGTGGGCTGTGTCGCCGTCCAGCTCAATAATAACAGAGAAAGCTCCTCTTTTTGTTGGCTTAATTGTTATAGGTTTAATAAAACAGGTAAATGGTTCATAATCACAGTTTCCTAAATCAACCGTAATTCTACTAGCTCTATAGCCGTCCAAAGATATGGCTGTAAACTTATTGCCTGCTACCTTAATTTGAATATATTTAAGAATAGGTCTGCTGTCATCACGTGCAATACTGTGCTTAACTGCTGATATAACCTTTTTGAAGACAAGTTCGTTAATTTCTACTCTGCTCATATAATAACCTCCTCGATAGCCTCTTGTATTCTGTTTACAGAAAGCTCATAAGCTGTTTGTTGTATAACTTCATCTCCGACTGTTTTGTTATACACCCTGCTTTGTAATCTGCCTTGTACAGCAGCTTTAGCTCCTGTTTCAAGACTTCCTATGTGCTGTGCAGTTCTTCCCCAAACGATACAAGGAATATAATCAGACTTTCCACGTTCTCTGTTTACAGCAAGAAGTACGTCGCAAATCTCTCTACCAAGAGGAGTTGTCCTGAATATAGGTTTTTTACAGAAGAAACCTGTCAAATCAACCTCGTTCCTATCTTCCACATATTCTTTTACCTCTTGAGCAAAATAAACGATTATAAGCTTGTTTTTGCCGTCAATAAGCTTGTTATAGGTTCTTACTTGACCGATAAAACAAAGCTTGTCGCCTACGGTAATTTTTTCAATTAAAATCTGAGAAATATTTACAGGAATAACGTCCTCAGCTCCGCTATCTCTTTTTACTGCCAAATAAAACGAGTAAAAGTTTTCTCCGCAGCAGCTATATGATTCAGGTTCTGTTCTAACTTCCCCTGCTAAAATTGCTTTATTTGAATTATTTTTCATACTTCCTCCGTTTAATGAATTTGTAGTTGTGCCTTATTCCATAGTGTTGAAATAAGGTAGTTTTGTTTATTTTTAACTTCGCCTTTCTGATACTTGTCCTCAACCTCATAAATAGCTTGTATAAGCTCTTCTCTTCTTTGTTCGTTTGTGAAAAATTTGTTTAGAGATTCTAAGAACTTAATTGTATCGATATTGCGATTGTTTATTTTCAAAGTTTTTTGAGCCGCCACCTCATCAAGAATATTGTTGATAAGCTCTCTCATAGAGAAAGAAATATCAAACGACGAGCTAAACGGTTGCTCTGAGCTAGACCACTCTTCAAAATGGTTCTCAATTATTTCTCGATACCACTTTACAGCTGCCTCAAAGCTTTCCCATTGCTGCCTGTCCTCAAATTGTTCCTCGATAGGTTTTTGTGCAGGTTTATTTGGTGGTGGAGTTTGCTCTCCGTCAGAATCTCCACTTTTCCACCTAGACTCTGCTGCATTTTTTCTAGCTGCTGAAATTTCAGCACGTTTTTTTATGTTTTTAAGCACTCTCTCTGAATAGATTTTGCCTTTTTTAATTGTAAATAGGTCATAGTTTCGAATTATAGCCTCTGCTAGTTCGGTTTTGGTTTGCAAGTCATAAGCGATATTTTCTATATCGTTTTCCTTGATATAACCCCCCTCTTCGTGCAGCATTTCTACAAAACACCAATAAAAGCCTACACCCTCCAAGCCAAAGTCTTTTCTTATGGCTCTTAGACTCAACCTCGCACCGTAATCGTGTGGGAAATATTCTTTTGACATTTAGTACCTCCTACAAATACTCTTCAAGAGTAATCTTGACTTTTGGTTCAACAGCATACTTTTTGATGATTGTAAGCTCAACAATCTGAGTATCATCTTTGTACGCCACATTGTTTAATGCGTCGCAGATAATCTTTGCGATATTGTCTGCGTCAGGCTTTTTCTGAGGGCTAATTCTGCCCTCAGTAGCCTCAACGATTCTTTTCTTTGAGAAAGTCTTAGGAATATCGAAAAACGCCTCAATTTTCATTTTGATAGGTTTATCGAACAAGTCATAATCTCCTGACTTTCCTTGTTGAAAGCTTATCTTGACTAAGTTTTCATAATAAACGTCCTCTTTTGGTTTGATAGCTTGTGCAAAACCGTGAATAGTTGAAAACTTAGGTCTGCTTTTTCCTACAGGAACACCAACAATTTCAAATTGCATATTATTTCTCCTCGTTATCTGCAAAGAAATCAAACTCTTTGCTTTCATCAGGAGTAATAACTTCAGGTTGTGTTTCTTCTTCTGTTGCTGCAGGAGTTTCAACCTGTGTAGCAAGTAGTGGGTCTTCCAACTCAACATAGCTGCGTTCGCCATTTTCGTTAATAACCGTATTATCAATATCGATAGCTTTTTGCATTTCAATACTCATTACACCCCATTGTGAAATCAAGTGTCTAAGCAAAGTTTTATAAGCCATTTCATCAAAGTTTTTGTACCAAAAGCTGCTGTATTTATAAAGCTCTTTTTGTGGTATTTTGCCATTTACAAAGTCGTCGTACTTTTCAGCACTAAACGCAGGAGAATAAGTATCTGCGTGGTTAATCATTTTTTGTTTTGTCCAATAAACAGTTTTTCTGAAACCGTTAAGCAATTCAAAATAAGCCATATAACCGATTGTAGGAAGTGAATCTCTTACGTCGTCATCTTCTACAAATTCAAACTTTTGCTTGCCTGTAAGCTTATCTCTGCCCTTGTATTCGCCCTCTTTAATTTCCATAACGTCAATATCTGCGTATTGTCCTGAACGCATAGCTAATTGTTTATAGCCTTTGGCTCCTAAAATAAATTGAGCGTTTACTTCGATAATATTTCCTTGCTTATCTTTCTTGTTGAAAGGTAGCATATAGTATTGACCTAGTTGTGGACTAGGACTAAGCTTTAACGCCTCGCCTTGTAAAGCTGCGGCTAAGATTGTTGTTTGTGTACACTCTTGCAATGCAGGGTTGTTGCTTACTGCTGAAATAATAGCTGTTGTAAAGCTCTGAGCGTTTTGCCCTACTGCTTGTTGTACTAGATTTTTAATATTATCTTGATTCATAAACACCGAAAACTTAGGTTGTTTGTTTGCGATACTTCTTTGATTTGTTGTTGTGATTGCTCCTGCCATTGTTAATTTTCCTCCTTTATGGCTGTGAATTTGATTTTATTTTCTCTTAAAAAGAGTTGTAATGCTTTTAACTGCTCAACTGTCCCCTCAACTTGGAATCTAACAGTTTGAGTTTTTTGTTCTATTACAGGTTCTGCCTTAATAGATTCTTCTTGAATTGCAGCTTGTTTTGCCTGTTCTGCTTGTTTAGCTTTAAGTTCAGCTATTTGTTCACGTTCTTTTCTTAGACGTTCATTTTCTAGCAAAGCAGCCGAAATATTAAGTGTTCTGAAGTAGAAAGCTTTAAGAGTTGACTCATCTTCTGACTTTAACGCCTCAATAGCTATAATTGCGTTTTTAGCGTCTTCAATAATCTTGTCTATATCAGCCTTAATTGACTTCATAGAAGTACTAGCATTAAGCCATTTTGCCTGATGAACCCTCTCATAAGGAATACAACCTGAGAAATCTCCTATAACTTCCTTGTAATATTCGATAATCTCGTTTTGTTTCTTTTGCTGTTTTTCAAGCTCAAAACTTTTAACTTGTCCGTCAATTTGTTGCATAACTTCTTGTACTCGGTGTATTACCTCATCAACTTCAGACTTGAATTTGTCGTATGGAGAATTGTATATCTTTCCAATTCTGATACGCTCGTCGTTCAAAGCCTTACAAAAAGCATTAAGCTGAGCTCTGTCAGTCTTTGCAATACTTACTTGGTTTTCGTCATAAGTAATACCCTCATATTGTTTAAGTGTTTGTTCTACCTTTGCAAGTAGTTCTGTGTTGTTCCACGCCAACATTTTAGGAATAAGCTCCTCAACAGGCGTTTCTAAAATAAGTGCTAAATCTTGTGCCATAATTTTTTCCTCCAAAATAAATAATTTTTGTTATTGTACGTTTCTATCGAATTTCGGTAGTAGTAGCGGTGGTCTTTGTTTTCTTTCCACATAACCCCAAAACTCTTTTTCTTTTAAGTAAAGGTACTTTAAGTCTTCTAAAAGGTCTTTACGCAAGTATGGGTAATGTTTTGTAATTATCTCTAACTCTCCGTTTTGACCTATCTGTTTGATTTGTGCTTTACAGTAAGCAAAGTTTCTTGCTGTAACAATAAAATAGTGTAAAATTTGTACGTAGTAATAGTCAGGTATTTGCTTATTCCATTTAGCAAACCCCATAGCTGAGTGAACCTCTGTTGTTTTACCCTCATAGATTCCCTCTTCTCCTGTTTCTTTGTTTGTAAGCTCTCCGTCTAGTGAGGCAAACATAAAGCCTCGTTTGTAAACTATGTTTTTAATTGACTTAACCTCATATTGTGGGTAGTCAAGAGCAAATAGCTTTAATAGTAAGTCTTCTGCCTCTTTGCCATATTTTACTTGTGGGTTGTCTGATATGTCCTCAGGAACCCTTAAACCGACTTTCTCTTCCCAAACTTCAACATTTGTTTTGAAAGGGCTTAGACCAAGTATTGCAGCAGCGTCTGAGCCACCTATACCTGTTTTTCTAAACTCTAACCACTCAGGAGAGTTGTGTTCAAGTTCGATTTTCTCTAGTGCCATTGTTTTATACTCCTTTTGCTAAACTAAGTTTGTGATATTCGTTCCAAATATCTGATACAAGACTTTCTCTTGTAACGTCATCAAGCTTAGCGAGAACGCTTGCAGCCTTTCTAAGAGTAAACTTTGCGAGTAATTTCTTGGCTGTTGGCGTTTTTGCTTTTGTTTTTTCTGACATAACGTTTCCTCCTTTTGTAAAATTTGTTTCGTCGAGATAAACTCGTATAAACCTACATTTAAGCTTTCCGTAAACCGTGTTACGTGAAATCATACATTGACAATGTTCTCTGCTAAGACCTAAGTCCTGAGCCATTTGTCTAGTGTTATCGTATAGTAAAATCGGTAGCTCGTACTTATCGTCAGTTATAGCGAGAATTACACTTTCTCGCATAGTTCCACCTCTGTATCAGATTTCAGAACACAAAGCGGACGCACGCCATAGTAACCATAG